CGATTTATGTTGAGGTTGTTGCATATGCAGCAGATAGGCAATCGTGGGTGATCGATGCCATCGTGCTCGGCGGCGATACAGATGATCCGGAGCGGGGCGCGTTCGCCAAGCTGGCGCAAGTGTATGACACCAAATATCCGGACGCGTTCGGCAACATGCGCAACATCGATGCCTTTGGTGTGGACTCCGGCTTCCGGTCAAACGTTGTCTATTCGTGGTGTCGCAACCGGCCGGCCACCTTTGCGCTGAAAGGCGGCGACGGTTGGGCTCGGCCGGCGATCTCAATCCCTTCGCTTGTCGACGTTGACATCGCGGGCCGGCGCATCAAACAAGGCGCGTCGCTGTGGACGGTCGGCGTATGGTCGCTGAAGGCGCAGCTATACGCCGCGCTGCGCAAGGTGCGGGTCGCCGAGGGCGCCGAGGTGGAACCGCCTGGCTGTTGCCATTTCGGTTCGTGGCTTGAAGCCCACTATTTTATCCAGCTAACAAACGAGTATTTGTTGGATGAAAAGATAAAGGGCCGGCTGCGCCGGGTGTGGAAAGAACGCGGGCCGAACCACTTTCTTGATTGCCGCATCTATTGCATGGCGCTTGCCGACTACCTCGGCCTAAACCGGATGACAATGAAAGAGTGGCGCGCTTTGGCCAATCTTCGCGGCGTCCCCGAGGACATGGTTGATCCGGCCAAGCCGCTAATGCGCACACCAAGTCAGGCCGAGGCCGAGGCCGCGGCCGGCATCGAGACAGCACCGTTGCCGGCCGGGCCGCCTATCGGCGCGCCCACCGCGACAGCCAAGCGCCGAGCACCGCCACCGGCTCGGCGTGTGGCGCGTTCCTCTTTCATGGATGGATGGTGACCAATGGCGACGCTGCAACAATTGATCGCGCGACGTGAAAGCCTGCAAGCCGCTATCGCGTCAGGCGCGCAGACCGTCCAGCACGCCGACACTTCGGTAACCTATCGCAGCGTGGCCGACTTGCGCCAAGCGCTGTCACAAGTGGAAGGCGACATCGAGACCCTAACAAACAGTGGGATTGTTCGCTCATACAAGTTGACCAGTAGCAAGGATCTATGACCCATGGCCGCCTTGCAAAAGCTTGCCGCAGTAGCGCGGCGAGCAATCAAAGCAATCTTTCCCGAGCTAGAGGCCGGCCGCATGGCGCGGCGCTTGGCCAATTGGACGCCGAGCCGAGCGCATATCAACACCCTGATCGGTGCGAGCGGAAAGACCGTCCTAGCGCGAGCCCGGTTTCTCACACGAAACAACGGGTATGCGGCGGGCGCTGTCGAGTGCTTCTCGGCTAATCTCGTCGGCACCGGCATACATCCGTCTTGGAAAATCGAGGACGAGGCGGCGCGCGATGCCGTGCGGGACCTGTGGAATCTTTGGGTTGACGAGTGCGACGCCGAGGGCGTGACAAACTTCTATGGCTTGCAACGCCGCGTCGCGCGCGAATTGTTTATCGCTGGCGAGTGCTTTGTTAGGTTCCGCCCTCGTCGGCCAATCGACAATCTATCGGTGCCGTTGCAGCTAGAGCTTTTGCCCTCGGAGCAATTGCCGATAGAGCGAAACCTGTGGCTGGAAAACGGCAACCGTGTGCGGCAAGGAATCGAATTTGATAAAATCGGCCGGCGCGTCGCCTATCACTTTTGGAAGGTGCACCCCGGCGACATCACGCAATCGCAAGGCTTTGGCATCGTCACCATCGTTCCAGCTTCGGAAGTCCTGCATATACATGATCCAATCGAAAGCGGACAGATACGCGGCTTGCCTCGGATGACGCCGGCTATCGTGTCGCTTTGGTTGCTCGATGCTTACGATGATGCCGAAATGGAACGAAAGAAAACGGCGGCGCTGTTCTCGGTGTTCATCAAACGACTCGAACAAACGCCAACCTTCCTTGACCGGCAGGCCGAGGAAGCCGCAGCCGATAGCGGGAAGGACGAGGTTGTTATTGACCTGCAACCGGGTGTCGCGCACCAGCTTAAGCCCGGTGAAGATGTCACGATCGCGCAGCCGGCCGAGGTGGGCAACACCTATGACTTTTTCCAATACCGGAATCTTTGCCGGTTCTGTGCGGCCATCGGCCTGCCCTATAGCGGCGTGACAGGCGACAAGGCGCGCGCCAACTATTCTAACGAGCGCTCGGCTTTGCTCGATATGCGCCGCCGCTTGGAGGCGTTGCAAAATGGTGTCGTCGGGTTCCAGCTATGCAAGCCGGTGCTGCGCCGGTTCCTCGATATGGCCAACATGTCGGGCGCCTTGAAGCTTGCCGGCTATGTCGCGGATCCGAAACGCTACCAGCGAGTCGAGTGGATCGCGCCGCCGTGGGACTGGGTTGACCCGCTGAAAGATCGCATGGCCGAGGTTATCGGCGTCAACTCCGGCTTCAAGCCTCGTTCACGTGTGGTGGAGGCCGAAGGCTTTGACCCGATTGAAAGCGATAAACAAATCGCCGAGGACGCACAGCGGGCAAAGAATCTCGATATCGCATTTGTTGGCGCGCCGTCGCAACAGGCCGTGGCCTCGGCGCCTCCGCCCGGCTCGCCCGCGCCAGCACCGCCCGCGACGCTGCCGCCAAAGGAAGGCGGTGACGCCGTGGCCGCAATGCTCCGGCTTGTCGAAACGTATGAGCGAATCGAGAAAGCCACCGCGGCCTAGAAGGAAAACTAATCATGACCGAATCGCGAACGTGGTTCACCATCAAAGCGAAAGCAAAGAAGCCTGACCCGGCCGAGGACGACGAGGACGAGGACGAGGCCGAGGTTATGATCTATGACGAAATTGGCATGTGGGGCATCGGCGCCGCAGACTTTGACCGCGCGCTGAAAGCATGCGGCCCGGTCAAGACAATCAACATGCGGATCAATTCGCCGGGCGGTGACTCGTTTGCAGGCATCGCGATTTACAACATGCTGAAGTCGCATCCGGCGACGGTCAAGACTCGCGTCGACGGTCTTGCAGCCTCGGCGGCTTCCCTTATCGCGATGGCAGGCGACCGGATCACCATGCCCGAAAATACGTTCATGGTCGTTCATGAGCCCCTAGCTTTCACCATCGGCCCGGCCTCGGTGCACCGCGCTATGGCCGACGATCTTGACCGGGTGGCCGCGTCTTACGCCAGCACATACGCCACACGATCCGGACAGGCTCTCGAGTCCGTCCGAACGCTGATGGCGGAAGATCGTTTGATGTCGGCCGGCGAGTGCAAACAACTCGGCTATTGCGACGAGACTTGCGAGCCTATGGAATCGCGCGCCACCTTTGCCCTCGATCGCGTGCCGGAGAAACATCGCGCCCTGGTCGCCTCGATCTATTCCGCCGCGGCCGAGCCCGGCGGTACCGATTCCGGCGAGCCCGGCGGCGCCGCTCAGGATCCTGCCCTTGCCCCGGGCAGTCCCGCCGAGGTGGCGCCGGCCGTACCCGACCCGGGTTCGCCGGAAACCGTTGCCGCGGCGCCCGCGGCGCCCGCGGCGCTAGCGGCGCCCGCGGCGCCCACCGAGGCGCCTGCCCTGGTGGTGGCGCCGCCAGCCGAGCCCACCGTGCCGGCCGCACCGGCGGTGCCTGTGCCGGCCGTGGCGGCCATCGCGGCGAGCTATTCCGCCGAGGACGCAAGCGCCACCCTAGAGCTATGCGCCCTCGCGGGCGTGCCGGCCGCATCGGCGCAAAAATACATCGCGGCCAAGAGGCCGCTTGCGGAAGTCCGCGCGGAATTGCTTGAAGCCCGCGCGCGCGAAAGCGATGCCGCCGGCATCGTGCCCTATCCAGGTGAATCCGGCGGTGGGGGGTCTATGCCTAGCGCGGAAATCCTCGCGGGCAAGCGGCGACTGCAAGCAATCATCCGGTGTGCGGAACAAGAAAAAATCGGGCTGGATCACGCGGCATGGATGGTGGACAACCATCAGTGGAACCCTAAAGGAGTCAACAAATGACGACGGCTACCGTGTTGCAAAATCGAATCCGCGCGGGCGGCTTCATCCAATCAGAAGCCAATTACGCGCGCTCGCGCGACATGATCACCATCGAGGGCGGCACCGGCGGCGCCGGCCAACTCTATGCGGGCACGGTGCTCGGTCAGGTGACATCTGGTGGCAAATATCTGCCGTCGCCTGCCACCGGTTCTGATGGATCGCAGACAGCAGTTGCGATCCTGTGGGATGATGTCGACGCTACCGCCGGTGACGTTGTGGCGGCTGCGGTCACGCGGGACGCCGAGGTACGCGCCGCCGATCTTTCCTTTGACACTACGGTGGACGACAACACCAAAAAGACGGCCAAGTATACGCAACTTGCCGCCGTCGGAATCATCGTCCGCACCTCCACCGACGTGCAAACGTCCTGATCCAATCAAACAACTGCCGATAAACCGGGCGCCGCGAGGCGCCTTTTTTGTTGGCTTGAACGCACAAGGGAAAGTGAAAAATGGCCACCATCACCATGGACGTATTCCGACAGGATGCGTTCAGCGCACAAAATCTCACCGCCGGAATCGACAAAGCGGGTTATGTCCCGACTCTGCTCGCGGGCATCCCCGGCTTGTTTGTTCCGCCGCCGCTCGGCCAGCCTAGCAGCAAATGGATTTTCGTGGAGGAACGCGCGAACGAGCCCGCGATAATCCACACCTCGCCGCGCGGATCCGAGCCCCGGCCGGGCCGCGAGGACGAGACAAGCCGCAAGGTGCGGCCGTTCGAGGTGCCGCGGCTCGCGCGCTCGCGCCGTATCGAAGCATCCGAGGTGGCCGGCATCCGCGCATACGGCCAGCTTACCGAAATGAATTCGCTTGAACTCCTGGTGCAGCGCAACCAATATCTGATGCAGCGCGACTTTTCCCTGACGTGGGAAAACATGCGGCTCGGCGCGGTGCAGGGCGCCACCCTCGATGCAGACGGATCCACCATCTATGACTGGTCGGATGCGTTCCAGCAATCGCTCCCCGGTGAAGTTACTTGGACGCTGTCACCGTCGACCGATGACGGCTCGATTCGCACGCAATGCTCGGTCACCTTGCGTGCTGTCACCCGCGCCTTGAAGGGGCTTGGTGGCAACGCGGTGCGCGTTTACGGCCTCGCCTCCGACTCCTGGTGGGATGCTTTCATGGCCACCAAAGAAGTTCGGCAGACGTGGCAATACGCCATGCAGGCCACCAAGCTGCAAGAAAACGCCGCATGGCAGCAATTCGACTACG